TGACTTCGGTGTTCAGCTTGGTTATGCAATGGATGCTCTGGCAATGGATGTACTCGTAAAGGGTAACAAACTTGATGGTTCTGAATCGGCTCCTGTTATCGGTGTAGGTAATACTCAGAATGGTATACAGTATCGTGACCTTCTCCGGGTATGGATTCGTGCATCTCGCCTTGGTCGTCGGTTCCGTACTATTATCGGTGGTGAAGAGCAGGCACTTAATCTGCTTGATCTGCCTGAATTCAAGTTACGTTCGTCGGGTACTACTGATGCTCGCTTGAACCTGAAGACTCCAGTTCCAAATTCGGCAGACTTCTATATTCACGGTGGAACTCCAGAAAATGAGGTAATGCTTGTAGATTCATCGGCTGCCATGGTTAAGTTGACTGCTAAGCAGCTTATGCTTGAGTCTGAACGTATAGTATCGAACCAGACAGAGGCTATTTATGCTTCGTTAACTACTGGTTTCTCGAAGATGTATCAGGATGCTTCTATCCTCATAGATGCAACTAAGGAATTCTCTACCAATGGATTCCCTGATTACATGGATGTAGATAATTACCTGAAAGGCATCCTCGAATAATTAAACCACTTAACAATATAAGGAGGGAGTATATACTCCCTCCTTTAATCCATTTAACTATGGCAAAATACATAAAACTTAATCCAAAGGCAAGTATCTTCTATGATCAGGCTTCTAAGATTAAGGTACTTCGCAAGGATGTTGTTGAGATAACCGAGAATCAGTTTAATTCCCGGGTAATCCGAGCAGCTATTGCAAATGGTTACCTTATAGAAGCTAAGGCAGAAGAAGTTAAAGTCAAGACAGAAGAAGTTAATCCTAAGAAGAAAGCTGATTCAAAGAAAGAAGTGGACACAGAAGCTCTTAAAGATAAGTTCATTGGTCTTATAGAGGCAGGCGAAGCTCCAGAAAAAATAAAGGATCAGTTCAATGGAGAAGAGCTGAAAGCTTTGGCTATCTCTTTAGATATTGAACCAGAAGATGGTGATACTAAGCTTGACTTGGTAAATGCCATTTTAGATGAGTTTAACAGCGGAGAAGACGAGTAATATATGAAAACGGTGGATTTTTTATCTACCGTAGTTGGACTAAATGCAAGGTTCAGGGCATTCGCTGATGAGCTACCTCATGATTTCACGGTAACATGGGTATTTGGTGATGGGAAGACAGAATCACATGTAGGTGTGGTAACTGCTTCCCATCTTTATGAAAATCCTGGCGACTATGTTGTCAAGGTAACAATAACAAATAACTATGGTGGAGAGAATCTTTCCAAAACCAATGTAATCGGAGTTAGTGATCAAGTAAATACCCAGTTGCCTGGCAGTATCTATGAGCTGATAGACACTTATATTCCTGAGGATATCTTCGGTAAGGTTTCTCTTAAAGAGAAGCAGCAATTCATTGAAAAATGGCAGCTGTATATTCAGCCGCTAGTAAATCATGAGATTCCAATAGAGGAATTTAATAATGAGTTGTATTATGAAGCTCTAGAAAACCAGCTAATTATGGAATTGGCAGCCTATGATTATATGGTTGTACAAATCTCATTAATGGTTGGTGCTACTGCAGAATCGGTTAAAGATAGTAACTCAACCTCTAGTTCTGAATCAGAATCTTCTGAATCAAGTAGAGGTTCAGGTGAGGTTAAACGAATACAAACAGGTCCAACTGAGGTAGAATTCTTCAACGATACCGACTCAGAATCTAAAACCTCATCCAATGTTATAAAAGCAATGCAACCAGGTGGAGTTATTGATATACTCAAACAAAACCTGTGTATGCTTGCTGAAAGACTTTCCATATATCTACCTATTTGCAGAACAGTGAAGAAGGTAGTAGTTCCAAAAGTAGTCAATCACCGGAGGCCAGGTCCATTAGATGGCCCAGACCCAGGCTTCCCAGTAAAGAAGTAGGGTATGGCACGAAGGAAAAGGATTACTAATGGAGTATGGGATAGATACAAAGCCATAGTAAATGACTTTGTTGAAGTGGATGCAGGGAAGCAACCTCTAATCTGGTTGAAGAGATTTGACCAGATGTTATCTTACGGTGAAGATACTGGAAACAACTATGAACCGTATCTATTGGATGGCTTAATCCAATATAACTACATAAGAACTTGGCCTTCATTAAAAGAAACCGTATCAGGTGAATTAGACGGTATCAATATTGTGCTATACGTAACCAAGAGGTCATTAGCAGAGAATGGACATTTAACCAAAGATGGTTACTGGGACTTTGACTGGGCACAGGATAAGTTTGTAATCAATGGTAAAGTATATTCTCCATCTGGTGATACTCAAGTTGCTCAAGCACATGATGAGGCTTTGTTATTCTTTGTAGTATTGAAGAGAGAGACTCCTGAAGAGACGAAAAAGATACTTAATTACATGGAAAATGTAGGCAAGTACCTTGAGTTGACCAAGTACATCCTTGAACTAAACGAAATGAATAATTACGAGGATGAAACTACCGTAAAGACGAATACTACATTTAGAGTTAGACCCAAATAAAAAAAAAAAAATGGCTGAAGTAAAACAGAACGGTGTAGTTGTTAGTCCTTCTACTGGTTCTGGTAATACCACTTTACAGGTAAAGGCAGAAGTTGCTAACCGTGGTAACCGTTTAGCTCAGACTGCCACTTTTGAAGTAGAGGGTTCCGGTGTAGCTGAGAAGAAGCAATTTGTTGCTAACCATCTCCCAGCTGCAGAGTTCATTGAGTTTGATAATGCTAGCCCAGCAGTTGATAAGGGTGGTGGTAGTGTAACATTAACTGGTAAATCCAATACTACCAAGATTACCTTTTCAAAAGGTGCTGGAGGTATCATCGGTGCAGATATTTCTGCAATCAAATTTACTGTAAACGGAGCTTCTGCAACTAGTGGTATTGCAATAACTGGTGACCCCGGTGCTAAAGCTA